TCAGGTCAAGTGTTTAACCATGAATACCCGCTTCAGGCCGTTTTCCTCGGCGCGGTGCGTCTCGGTGTAGCCGATGCGAGAATAGAGCGCGATATTTTCCGTCATGGTCTCGTGTGTGTAGAGCCTGAGGACGCCATAGCCTGCCGCACTGGCTGCGCGCTCAGCGTATTCGAGCAGGCTGCGGCCCATCCCTGTTCCCCTGGCCGCAGGTGCTACGGCCACGTTAGCCAATAACATCGCATCCTGTTCTGGGATGAGCACGAGAAGTCCGTGTATGACGCTTCCCAACTCGACAACCTATACCCGGCCCTCCGCAATCAAAGCTTCATAGTCATCCGACATCGGCCCTGGTTGCCGTCCGATACGTTGAATGTAAGGCGAGTAGGCATCCCGGACGATCTGTTCGATCGCGTGACGGTCGGCAAGCGTGGCACGCCGGGGATCGCGATGCATTGTGCGTTTCTCCAATTCTCGATTGAAGGCCGGTTGTGAAGGGTGACTTTTGTGCGAGGCCAGGTACTGGATGCGCTCTTTGTTTGCGGAATAGAAATCGTGACGACCTTAATCGCCAATTTCCAGCAAAACTTATGGCGGAAGGCAGCCGGAGTCGAACCGACCTGAGAACGACTGACGTCCTCAACTGGGTTTGAAGCCCTTAGGTACTGTTCGTAAACACAGGCTTTGGGTATGAAGCCTACAGTAGCATAAGGGTTTGAGGCCGGTCGTATACTGTATATACGAACAGTGGTTTGCGAGTTTACGGCAGAAAAACCCACACCCTATTCCGTCGAGCATGACTTACTGAAATGCTGGCAATCACCCGCGCGGCGTCAACAGATAAATGGCCGTCATGTGAAGGCGACCGTCGTCTCACGACCCTGAACTGCCCTTCGAACCAAAACCATCTCAACGACCGCTTTCAAACTCGAACAGCCACAGGAAAATCCGCGGCGAACGGCAGAGGATCGGCCAAACCGGTCCGCAAGAACTTGGGCAACAAAGGCCGCTTTGAACAGTCTTCCGAACAGACTCAGCTTCGTTCCCGGCCTCGGCCAATGCTGACGCTAAGAAGGCTGACCGGCGCTGCGCATCTTCTGCTGATGAAAGTGTTCAAGGAGTACATTTAAGGTCGAGTACGTCATGGGGATGGATAGCGTCTTCCTCACTTCGGTCAGCGATTGCACGCTCTCCAATAGAATGTCGAGTTGGGCCACGCTCGCGGAGCCGGCATTGAGCGGATGGGCGTTGATGTGTTGGCCTGCCGCCTCAAGCAGGCGTGTCTCTTTCTGAAACAAGCGTAGATGCGTGTTGAATTCCTGCACTTGCTTTTTTTTCGTATACCCAGGATCGCAGGTGAATTGGGCCGACAACAAAGCGTTATAGACGTTCCTAAGCATCCACCGATCCTGGAGCGCGCCGTGGTCCAACAGGGTCACGGTGAGGCGCGTGATGTGCCGGTCTCGAAACTCGAGACTCGTCCCGTCGCGGAAATGTATCGCGCCCACACTCCGCAAAATACGCTCATGCCTGAGAGCCTGAGCTTGAGAAGCAAACAAGCCACCCGCAAAATCAAGTAGCGCATCGCCCTGCATGCCAGTCATGGCGCCCCGCGTTAGCGCCTTCGCTTTGCACTCGACAAGGATGATATTTTCCTCATCCTCGAAAACGAGATCGCACTCGCCGGCACCTTGTTCACCCAGATCATAGATCGCGCTCTCGAAGCTCGGTTGAAAGTCGTGCTTGGCGAATATGTATTTCGTTAGCCTCTCTGCCGCATCGCCTCTCAGACGCGCGATTTCCTGATCGGTCTTGTTGGTTCTCCAGGCCGCGAATGTGGCTTCGAACAGGGCCGGCCCCAGTACCGAGGCCGCCGGCAAAACGACGCTGTTTCCCTTGAGCAGAATGAGCGGCTTGAAAATTACGTCAGGACCCGCGGCCCCGAAGGGGGAGCGATAGTGCTTGTTGGCCTCTCCCTCTTTATGCGCAAAGAACGGCAACATGGATTTAAGGATCCCCGGGTCGAAGCCGCTTTCAACCAACTTGGAGATCGGTACGACCTGAGTGCCAGGTGCGGCATGCGCTTTAAGAACCTGGGCCAGCTGTATCGCATTCGCAACGTTCCAGCCGAGCCGCTGCTTCATATCGGCATCGAAGCTTTCACCGAAAAAAATGGTGAGAAACTGAGGCGTGAAACTGAGGTGCCACTGACGAAGAGAGAAGCAGTGGTCGTAGTGAGCGACCTCTCGCAGTCCATCCTCCAAGGATTCGGCATTCAATCCTAAAAAAGCAAAATGTGAGTAGGGTTCGAGATCGAGCATCGCCACGAGATCGCGCGCTAGGCAGACGGCCTTGTCCCAGAACGACCTGGCATTGCGTTCGTTGGATCCCAGGGCCGGCAGCTTGACGGCAATGTTATAGAGCAGACCGATTGGCAATCCCGGGGAGCGATAGCCAAGGCCGCCGGCATATTTCCTGCCGAATAGAATTTGCTCGTAGGCGTAGTCTTGGGTCTCCAGGGCCACCCGCATGATATTCGAGAGCGCGTTGAAAGAGCCTACGCGCTGGAGGCATTTCCAAATTTGGCCGACGATATTTTCGATACCCTCAGGGCTGATCTGGTATCGGCCTGAGCGGATTGAAAAGGCGTAGCCGAACCGTTTGATCCGAGTCGCTGCGCCCGCAACCGCGTTCGTGCGAGCGTTCGAAAAAGGAAATCGCTTGAGGACCGTGAAGGCGCGGCCTATGAGCATGGCTTCGAGCCAAGCCGACTCATGGTCGAGTGCTTTCACGAAGGCAGTGACTTGCGGGGAAGGAGATGCGCCTGGTTGAACGGGCCCAAATGGAATCCTCGTTCCGTCGGGCTTAGCAATTCCGGGCACGCAAGCCGCAATGTTGTTGAGCGCCTCGGCGATCGGTTCGCTCACGTTATCTAGCACATTGGCCAAAAAGAAATGATTGGCTAGAGAGCGCACGGTGCCAACCGTTTGGCCAGTATTCTCCAAGACGATCAATAAATCGAAGAGTCGGTCCGTTGCGTGTTGTAGGCTCTGGTAGGCTTCCAAAGCCTTATTCGCAGCAGCTTCATCTTTCATCGGCACAGCTGTGGCGGAATCCAGATAAATCGCTCTTAGCTTTTGCACCTGATCGTCCAGGTCCTGCATCCGGGTCTCCTTAAGGCGAAATGTTTGATGAAGAGCAATGCCGTGAATTAAAACGCGCATCGCACACTGGCTATAGCAGGGCATATTCAACCAGCTACTCAACCAATTGGCTCTCCAGCGGCGTAATATATAGCAGTCATCCTGTCACGATCAGAAAATTTGATTGATTCGGCCGAAGAGGTGAGCTGTGCACTCACTCTGGGATGACCGCTATTTGAGGGGAACGGTCGTCCGAACGTCTACAGCGAGCTTTCGCATAATGACCGTAGATGGCCGCACGCAGCCCTCTCGAGCTAGCACAACATGCAAACCCTCACTGCAATTTCTTCGCGAGCTGCCCGCGTAGAGTATGTGCTATTTTTTCCAGCACGTCGGGCAGAAGCATTTGCGACTCTAACGATCCGGTCACTGAATAGCCTGAGCCTGCGACCCCGCCAATCACAATCACAACCGCGCATTGTGCCTCCGTCATAAGACGGACCTGCTGGCATGCCGCATCGAACTGGCCTGCCGATTCGCCGCCAGGAATCACACTCGTCGAAGCGCTCTCATCCATCACCGCCTCCTTCTATGTTCGGATTAAATGGCCTATCAACAGCTTCGCCTTGCAGATGCGCATCGCAGACATCATGCAGCCATCGGACAAGTGCAGAACGGTAGTCGAGACGCCACCCGTCGGTGAACAGCTTGGCGAGGGAATCGCAGTCACAGAGCGCCGAGACGTTCTGAAACGTCGGCGCGATCGACGCCGAAATCTGACCCAGTTCCGCGCGTGCCGCCCACGCGCCATCGGCACCGTTGGCGCCGGTCCAAATTCGAGCCGATTCGACTAAATGGTCCGTACGCAGCCACTCGCCCGTGCGAGCATGCGCAACGAGCTGAGCGACGACGAGATAGCACAGAAGCTCGGCGCGCGCGTCGCTATCAAGGGCCACTGAATCAAGCATCTCACGCTCCGGCAAACAGATCCGCTCCGCCGTCGTTCTGCGGCGCGCGGGGCGGCTTTGGCGCCGCGACGGCGACCATCTCGTCCGCCGGGTACAGGTTTAGGAAGGAGCGGGCTTCGTCGGTGCTTCGCGCGCCGAGCCAGTCGCCATACTCCTCCGGTCGCAGGATCACCACGGACCGTTTTTCATCACCGGGCCGGTGGAATCGCTTCATCAGCGGATGTTCATTAGCATTGACCGTCAGCATGGTGAACGACAGCAAGACGCCCTCGGCATCCTCCCAAGCGCGCCAGAGACCAGCGATCGCGAACGGCCGGCCGCCATCCACCCCGATCCGCCAGCGAACCGGCTTGCCGGTTTCGTAGTTCGGCTCGTAGAAGGACGCGCACGGAATCAGGCAGAGCTGGAGCTTCTTCCATGCGCCACTGTAGCTGCGCTTCTCGCCCACCGACTCGGCGCGCGCATTCATTGTGTCGAACACTTTGACGCCGGGCGGGATCCGCTTGCGCGGCACCATTGCGAACGTCGCCGGATCGGTACTGCGCTCGCCGTCGGTCAACCGCAGGATCGGCGCCACATAGTCCTTGTACGTCTCGCCGCGATATTCGAAATTCGGTCGCGGGAAATCGGTGAACGCCTCGAACAGATCCGTCTCGGGCGGCCGGTAGTTTGTGCACATGGCGTCTCCAGTGTGGGAGCAGCCATGATAGCGCCAAGCTGCGGCCCGTCTTGGCTATACTGTACATCCATACAGTATTCGGAGCATGCGGTGACACTTCCGCCTTTCCCCCCTCCGACACTCGCCGAACTACGCGAGTGGTATCGACTGCACAAGGAAAATGAAGTTGTCTGGCGGTTGATCCTTGAGGTTCAGCACGGCCGGGAGACGCTCGCCTGCCTAAACAAAATGCTTGAGCAAACGGCACGCGCCGCGCGACGCGCAGAGTTCGGGCGACTGACCGGGGAAGACGCGCCATTGCGCAAAGCTTGCGCGCTTGCAGCCGCGGAAATGTTCCGCATCGGACCAATCGGAGGAAAAGGTGTTGTCGGGCGCGCCGCGGCACCGCTAACAGGAGGTGCGGAAGGATTTGACTATGATCCCGACGATCCGGCCGATCGCGCGGCCTTCCGAGTCGCTCGAGCGCACCAGAAACGCCGCTAGCAATCGATGGCCGAGATGTAAAAACCTCGGCCGGTCGGAGTTATGCGAAGCGACGAGCCTTCATAACCGCAATAACCTGATCCGCAGTCATTTTTCCCATATGTATACCTGGTCGCATCGGAAGAAAGACTTCCAGCATGCGCTTATAACCTTGGACTGATTCGCTGTGAGAGTTGAGCTCCCGACCTCCGAAGTGCTGAAATCGTCGTAGGTCCTTGATCATGAACACCGCGACCGAGTAATGGTCTTCATTGTTGGCGTCGAACCCTGCGAATTCGATAGTGTCGCCGAACACACCGCCCTCGGTGATCACACGCTGCTTTTCGTCTTCGCCCAATTGTTTGAACGCAGACTCGAGAAAGCTCCACATGTCCAATATGTCGACTACTTCTTTGACCACGGCCGGGTTTTCATGTGGCAGGTTTATGTCGTTCAAAAAATTATAATTCCACTCGAATGCCCACAATTGATCACTATTTAGCGCAGACCTCACAAAATCGTGGTCGATCTCGCCCTCAATGCCGAGCTTCTCGTAGACGTCGCACAACATCATCAAAATCATTTTCTCGGCCGGAGACACTTTCATTTTCAATCCTCGCAGGTGTGGGATGTCCAGTTTATAGAAATCTTCACACGAATCGATACGCATGCGCCCCGGCCAAGGACAAGCGCGTCCACTGCTTGAGCCATTACTTTCCCGCCGTCGGCTTCCAGCCGCACTGTTTCGCGCCGGCGAGGTTGTGAGCGAGGATTGCCCTCGCGGTCTCGTCGGTGAGCACGTCGCCGTTACTCACATAGATCGGCTTCGTCCAGTCGCACGCAGTATCAACGAACCGGGTCTTGACCTGAACCAACGGTTCCGCGGCCAGCGGCTTCTCCTGGTCGGCTCCATTCATTGCGCAACTGGTCAGCAGCGGACCCAGCAGGCAAAGCAGCAACGTCGCTTTCAACATCGGTTCTCTCCTTTTGTGCGGCCGCGCCCTGTTGGGCAGCTGCCGCGTTCGCTTGGGCCTCGGCGTCGCGCACCTCGGCGGTTTGGGTTTGCGCCTGAGCGGCAGTCGTTTGGGCTTCGGCAACTTTCTGGTCGGCCGTGGCCACCTTCGCCTTCGAATTCCAATGTGTCAGCAGCGCGCCGGCGCCGGCGAGTGCCGCGAGAATCCACGGACCAAACTGGAGAAGCAGTGCGATCATTTCCCGTCCCTCATCATGTTGGCGAGCCGCAGCGCGCGGCCCGGTTGCGCGGCGGTGCCGATCCCTACCTGAGACGCCCACGCCGAGTTAAGCATCCCCTGCGCGGCGTCGGCGTACCGTCCTTGCCGCATCGCGGCGAGCGTGTTGACGAAACCGAGCAGCTTCGTGATGCCGAGGTTGAAGCACATGTTGCAGATCACGCGCTGGCGCGCGTAGTTGAAGTCGCGCCACCAAGCCAGATTGCGATCGAGATCCGCATAGACCGATTCGAGATCCCACTCGAGCAGTTGATCGACCTGCTCGTCGGATAGCGGATAGGCCCATGCGGCCGGCAGCGGCGACGCGCGCAGGTTGTGGCCAACACCAGTCGTCGGAATGCCCTTTGTGTCGAGGTACACGATGTAGCGCACGCCCTCGTCGCGCCGTAGTTCGCAAACGAGTTGAAGCTCGTTATTGGCCTCCATCACCACCCTCGCGCGGTACGCGGCGCACCGTCGTATAACGCAACGCCAGGAACGTCGCGCACAGGATCGTGTAGCTGATCGCCTGCTGCACGCTGTGCGGCAGGTACTGTTTCAGGTCGTCAGGCATACCGTTCCACGTCTCGCGCAGCACGGCGCCGAGCGGCGCAACAACGCCTACGGCCGTCGAGAAAATAACGGTGCCGCGCGTGTGCAATTTCTGCCAGCCGTCGGCCAGCGTGATCTTCAATGTCATTTCGTCCATCCCCGGGTTTCCGGACGCACGCCCGCGCGATCGTAGAGAAGCCGGTCCAGCTTCTCGTTGATCGCCTTGAGCTGCTCCTTGTTGTCGGACTTCTGCTCGCTCTGGTCTTTCTCGATGTGGTTGGTCCGATCCTCGAGGCTGCTGATTCGTCGATCGAAGCTCAGATACAGGCCAAAGCCCGAACCGAGACATCCGGCTAACAGCGCGACCAGTGTCAAAAGCGTCGGGATGTTCACCGACTTGTCGAACGACCATTGCCGCACTTCGTCTAGCGGCATTGCCCCCGCTTGCCGTTCTTGATTCACGCGCTCCCCCTTTGAAAACGGCGCGGCCATAAAAAAAGCCACCCGAAGGCGGCCAATAAAAAAAGCCAGCTCGAAGGCTGGCTTTCGTTCTCTCTTTAATTTGGTGCTACGTCCCCGCTGACGCGCCACTCGCGGCGCCGGCGTTATCCGCTGTCTCCTTGTAGAGAGCGGCTATCGTATCGGCGACGGACTGGATTTGCAGATTTTGCAAATAGGCGTCGGGGGTGCGGCAATCGGCGCCCAGATGACCCTGCGTGACAGTGTTGACTGTCGTGTACGCCCCGGTCACTGGATCCTGCGTAGTGACATACGCGTAGGAGATGCCGCCGGCCAACTGGCCCGTCGTCGCGGCAACCGCTTGCAAAATCGACCCTTGGAGAGCATCTCGAGCGGTGTACTGATCATTAAAATTCGAGCCGGCCGGATAGTCGCAGGTCTCGATCGGAAGAACAATCCATACCTGTTTGCCAGCAACGTGCATCCGCTGGATGAACACCTCCAGATCCTGCTCGAACTGAGTTGCAGCCGCGCGCTGGTCAGGGTCCGTCCAAGGCGTAACCATGTCATCGAGCTGGAAATTTGCTATCACTGCGCCGCTGAGGTCCGTCTTGAACTGGTCCTGCGTCGGGGGAAGACCGTTGTCTTCGCCCATTATCAACGCGTGAAGCGATGTACCGTCCATGACTTTCGGTGTCACGTCGGCAGTGACACCGCGCGCGGCCAGCGCGTCCTGAAGGGTTTGTACCGTCGTCTGAACGTCTGAGGACCCATCGGCATCGGATGCAGCCTTCGCGACCGCAGCCAATTGCGCATGCGCAGTAGCTGCCGTCAACGACACCAGCGGTTTTCCGTACATAGAAATCGTGTACGCCTTGGCAGCTGGCTGAGATGAAATACCGCCGTCTCCACCGCCGCCGCACGCCACAAGACTGAACGCCACCAATCCCACTGCCGAACACAACTTGAACATCGCCGCCCCCGAGGAAAATGCCTTGCTTTTGTCTGACAAATATTACATTGAATTACGACATCATGCGACGATCTCTGCCCCAGCGAAAACGAAACGGTTCGCATAGGTGGGCGCGGCGTTCTCGGGAGCGGCGGCAGATAACTGCTGCTCCGCATAAGCGAACGCGTCCTGCCCGTTGGCGGGTAAGCCGTCAACGACAATTTGCTGGGTATAAAGCGGAGCTTTACCAGCTGCGCGCATATCGGCATTCAGATAGGAAGCGATCTGAATCGATGTGCTCTTTCCGTCGTCGTCCAGCGTGACCAACGATGCGCGGTGATAGCTGGCGGTGGCGCCGGTCGACGGCGTCACATAGTCTTTCTGAAGAGGCATGTTCAATCCTGGTTAAATATTGCTTAGATCAATCGCCATGAATCGCCAATCAAATTGCGATCCAAAACAGATGTCGTTGTTAGGGTGAGCCGGACTGCCGTTCTGGTAATACCCGTACTTGAAATTGACGGTATTGCCCGCGGTCTGAAGCCCACTCATGTTGTACCAACTGTTGGGGCCGCCACCTTCCGTGCAGATGAAAGCCGTTCCGATCGCCGCGACGCCGATTTTGCTCACCGTCGGGTAGTTCCACGAGGATGTACGCGTGTCAACATGCGCCCATTGTCCCCACCCAGGCGATGTGTTGTTGATGTTCCCGGCTTGGTTGTCGATCACCCGAGCGATACGCTGGCGCGCATCGAACACCAGCACGCCATTCTGGTCAAACACTTGAAGCCCGTAGCCTGGCCCCGCAGGCGCGGCAGCAGACGACTGATCGAATACATACACGCTAACGATCGCGGCTGTATCGGTCCAGATTTTTACGGACCACGTGCCGTTGCTGTTGACGCATTGCAAGATGGTCGCGTATGCATTCGGGCTATACAAAGCGATCAGTGGCTTTACTGCGTTGATCGTGAAACTAGCCACATTCGCCGAGTAGGTGTACATGACACCGGCATTAGACTTAGCTCCGTTGATTGTGCCGCCCGCTGTCGTCACATCAAATTTCTGTCGCAACGCATAGTTCTGCGTGGTGCCGTCGATCTGGACTAGCCCGGTATCGGTAAATGCCTGAAATCCAACCGGCATCAGCTTGCTCCGTAAAACAAAGTACCCAGCTGGTAAGTGTCGTATTGGGTGTTGTGTTTAGGCGCATACGACCAGCTAAGAATGCCGGTGGACGGATCGATCGTGAAACGAGGCGTTATTACCCCTCCGGAAAGGTAGCCGTCGCCGCACGTGTTGTTTGGTTGGAATGACACAAAACCACCCTGCTTCAGGCGGTCGTCCTGCCGACTGTTATTGGTGCCGTCCATGATTACCGAGTCGATAATCCGCAAAACCCGGTACGTAGCATCGAAGATGAGGTTCCCGTTCTCATCCCAGCATTGAAGGCCACAAGACATTACCAACACCCCCAGCGAACGCGAAGCGTGTTGTTGTTGTCGTAGGCCCGGCCGCCGCTGTTGTCGCTCACGGCATAGCCACTGCCCGCGTTCGCGCCATTGAAGGTCAGGCCGGAGTTTTTATTTAGCACCCACAGCGGCTGGCCGTTCGCGCCGAGCGCGGTCGATTGAATGATGTCACCGATATTGGCGTTTTGAATCCACGCCACACCGATCAACGCTTGGCTGATGAAGACCTGCCCGCCCTGCACGACGAATGGCGCTGTAACGGCGCTGCCGTTCGGGTCAAGAATTGCGACGCGGCTCGCGGACAGAAGAACCTGCGACTCCACGACACCACTGGTGTTGTCGACACCAACGCCAATGCCGGCGATGTAGGTGCGGCCGTTTGCGGTGATCTGCGTCTTGATCTGGTACGACGCGGCCACGCGCCCATTCAAGTCCGCGTACGAACTCGCCACGGTCTGCACCGCAGCCGTGTTTGCGTTTGCCTGCGCCTGAATCGTGGTGATCTGCGTCGCCTGCGCGCTGTCGGCGTCAATGCGCGCCTGCGTCTCGGTTTGCACTGCCGCGAGCAGGGTCGTTTTCGTCGAGGTGATCTGAGCGGTGGTCGTCTCAAGGTTCTGCGCCAGCGCGAGATCGGCCTCCGCGCGCGCCGACTGCTCAGACCAGACACCTGCGTAGACCTGCGTTGAGCCGGCGTAGTCGCCAGTGCTGCCCGCCATTTCTGGAATGAGCACTTGGGCGCTTACCTGGTCAAGACGCGTCGACAACGCTGTGTCGCCGTCGACGCGCGCCTGCTGCTCATTCGAGATGGCCGCGGCGTTCTCTTGAACGTCCTGCTGTAAGTCCGGAATCAGTTCGATGGTCGCAAGCAGATCGGAACCGAGCGACGTCTGCGTAATGTGCCCCGCAAAGTAAGCCTCGTATTCCGTTTCGTCGCTGCTGCTCTGGCCGTTCACGCCCGCGCCGGCCGGATACCACGGCCCGATGTTGCCCGACGTGTCGACCAGACGCGCCCAGAAAAAGAACGATTGGCCTGCCGCGAGTCCCTGATATGAAGTGCCTGCCTGCGGAAACGCGAAATCGGAGAACTTGATCGCATCAGCGAGCACGTTCGTGCGGCTGTACCAGATCTCGGTGCGTTGCGTGTCGCCGGCCGAGCCATCCGCCGGGAACGACCAATTCAGGTTGATGCCGAACACGATCGATTCCGTTGTCAGCGAAACGACTTGAGGCGGCGGGCTGGTCTTGCCCGTCAGCGCGGTGTCGACGCTATACGCCGGGATGGACGTCACACCCATCGGATTGACCGCGCGCACGCGAGCGGTATAGGTGCCCTGATAGATACCGAAAACCTCGGCCTGCAAGCCGCCGGTCGAGTTGACGGTCACCCACTCGCCATTGTCCTTCCGCCACTCGGGCAAGTACGAGACAGCGCTGGCCGCCGCGTCCCACGCAATGACCATAACGGTTTTCGAGATGCCCTGATCGATGACCGAGTACGTCGAAAGCGTGACGTTCGCCGGCGGCGGCTGAACCGAGGGCGGCACGACCGTGATCGGCCGCACCTGAATCGCTGCGCCATTGTCGATCGCGGCGTACTTACCCGGTTCATACTGCGTTGCGTTGACGGTGTAGGTGATCTGACCGTTGTCGTCGCCTTCCTGCACGCTGATCACGCGAAACAACTGCGACGCGAGGTCTGCGCTCTCGAGCATCCACACCGCATTAGGCACCGGCTGGGTGCTAAAAATGTCCGACACGGTGATCGCATCGCCGTCGACCGATTGCACGGTGCGCTTTTCCGCAATGCCGGTCGGCAGGATGACCGTGAGTGAGTCACCCGCTGCGACAGCCGGTGCCTTGTCGAGCGTTATGGTTCGAACGTTGACAGCACGAATCCGGCCGCCTATACGTCGGCCAGCCTTGGCAGGGTCTGCGACCGCGATCACCTGACCGGGCGCGCAGAGCGTTCCGTCTAGCCCCACCTGAAACGACACCGTGTTCGTCTCGTAGCGGCTGGTCAGCAGCGTCCACAAACCAACGCGGTGCGCCTGCCCTTGAGACGTGACACCGAAGGCGGTGATCTGCGCCTTGACGATGCCGTAGCGGGCGATGCCGTCGTCATCTGGCACGTACTCCACCGCCTGTTGATAGCCGTTCGCCGGGTCGTTCCAGCTGATGAGCGCAGTGGTGTAGCGCGTCTTGCGCTCCGAACCGACATATTGAAACTTGCCGGCGATGACGTTCGCGGCCGTGTAGACGTAGACCGGATCCGACGGCATGTCGGCGCTCGCCACCATGGCGCCCGGACCCCAATAGGCGATGCCGCGAAACGTGGTGGCAAGATCCTGAAGTACCTTGTACGCGTCGGCCTGCGACTGGATGACGGCGTTGCACGTAAAGCGCGGCTCCTGACCGCCCTTACCGTCGGAGACCATCACGTCGCAATACTGCGCGATCTGGTACAGCCCCCACTTGTCCACCATCGAGTCGTCGACGCGATTACCGAGACCGTACCGCTTGTTCAGGACGAGGTCACGGAAAATCCACGGCGGGCTATTCGACCAGGCCAGCTTGAACGTACCGTCCCACACGCCGGAATAGGTTCGGGCGATAGGGTCGTAATTCGTCGGCACCTGGATCAGCAGACCGTTGATGTCGTACGCGCGCGTCGGCACCGAACTGAACGACTGCGCATCGAACGAGAGGCCAACCAGTGCGCTCATCGGATAGCGGAGCTTCCGGTCGATGATTTCCGTGATCGCCTCGATATTGACGGTGTCGGCGATCAACGAACTGTGAGCGTTTGCCGTGATCCGGCGCACGCGCACCAACCAGCCGGTGGCAGCCGCCGGCAATTCGACACGCACGCTGCGCTCATACAGCGTCGTCGTCTTGCCGTCGAACGCACCGGACACGACTTGCGCGTAGGAGCCGCCATCTGTCGCGAGGTCGATTGCATACTCGACGCGATAGCCGGTCACGTTGCCCGTTGTGGAATCCGACTTCTGTAGCGCCGGCACGCCGAACCGCACGCGCACCGCGGTGAGTTGCGTGTTCTCGACCTGGTGCACCCAAGGCGCATCCGACGTGAGCGGCACGCTAACCGCAACCTCATTCTCGACGGCTGGAAACCCAGACATATACGTCTGATCCTGCGTGCCCAGCCGGGTGTCGACACTGTAGTTCGTGAAGTTGACCGAGCCGTCCGAATTCTGGATCGGCGTGTCGTCCAGAAAGACGGATTGCAGGCCGTTCACCAAACCTTCAATCGGCCCTTCCGACACCAGATCAAGCACGCGCGCATAAGCGATCGAATGCAGGCTATCCGGTGACTCGGTCGGCGTGCTGCCGGAGCCCCCACCTTTTGAACCCTGGATGCGCATGCCTATGCCTGGTCTTGGGCGTAAATGCCGTCGCTGATGACTTTAGAGCCGACACGCATGCGACCGTAGACGAGCGGCACCGGCTCGCCCTGCGCGGCGCCGTTCACCGGCCCATTGAAGTAATAAGACGTGCCGTTATCCGGTCCGGTGCCAGCAAGACCCGCAGTCTGAGGACTCAACATCTGCATGACACCGCCCAGCGCGAGCGACGCGCCGAGCCCGATCAGCGAGCCGCCGCCGAATTCGCTGGTGACGACGCCGACGACGACCAGAGCCGCGCCAAGAATCGTCTGGAACAGACCGGCAGCCTTGCTGCCGACCAGCACCGGCGCGATGCGGATCTCATCGTCGCCGACCGGGTAGTCGAGCTGCTCTTCATTGAGACTTCGGCGTCCCATGAACACCGCGAACCTCAGGCCGTTGTCTTTCGCGTCCATCATGAATTTTTCGAATCCGCTGATCTGCGAGCACAGCGCGCGCATGGCCTCAGCCGTCGAGGAAACCGCGAAGCGATGCACGCGACCGAACCGCGCGCCAGCCACCCCATATAGCCGGATCGTTCGAACCTTTTCGGTCACGCCTGTTCCCTTTTGTATCGAAGCACGGTGCGCATGCTATGCGCCCACATACCGCCCCAGACCGTGCGGCCGGAAAGCTGCCCATGCATGTGATGCAGCAGCACGTTGTCGCCCAGATAGACGCCGGCGTGATTCGGCACTCCGTTTTTGCTGCGGATCTGCATCAGCAGAACGTCGCCCACCTCGAGCGCGGCACTCTGCCCCATATCGGCAAATCCGGCCTGTTCGAAGTTATCGAGATAGAGATTCGAAATGCCGTCGTCCCACCAGTTGTCAGGACGCTCGAAATCCGGCAGCGCGACGCCGCGTTCGAGTTGGTAATAGCTGCGGATCAGGTCATAGCAGTCGTGCACGCCGTGGACGAACTGCCGACCGATCAGCGGCGCAATGTAGCCAGCCGGCCCGAACTCGAACCAGTCGTCCAGTGCAATCGCACCGTCTCCCTGCACGCCAAGAGACACGATCACCCACTTATCGACGCCGCTTTGCTCGCACATCGCGCGATCGGCGCCGCTCGGCCGCGCCGGCGCGCCGGGATGGGAATGCACCACCGCGACGATCGAGCCAAGCTCCTCGGCATGCGCATAGTCTTCGGGCGCCATCACAAAATCGTCGCCTGCACGCGTGGCAGTGTTCCGGCACGGCACGTACAGTTCACGGCCCGCGCGAAGCACGACTAGCCCGCAGCACTCGCGCGGGTACTCCGCGAGCGCGTGATTCGCGATCGCGGTTCTGATCTGCTCGTTCATTCAGGAAAGGGTGTCGCTGAGGAAGCCGCCCCAAGGGAGCGGGTTGTTGACGCCAAAGCGGCATTCGCAGCCGCTTATTTTGTAGCTGCACCGATCAAGCGCGGGATCGCCCACAGGCTGGTCCGTCTTATCGAAATACGCGATGCCAACATAGCCGCATTCCGGGCCGCGGTATTTGAAACCGCAAACTCCCGCGATCTGTCGCGCTGGAACCTGCTGACCGCCGAAGTCCATCGGCGAAGAAAGCGTGAACTCGACCTGAATGCCGGGCTGCTCATTGCTCTTCTGCTCGATGTACCAGATCTCGGTCGCCATGCTTTCGTTCGGGTCGGCCGTCGGATTGCCGTCCGGAAAGTTGACCGCATCGAGATACTGCGCGAGCGTGCGCCGGCGCGTCACTTTTGCACCGACCATGTCGTCTAGATAGACACACAGCGCTGTGACAGTGCCGTTGATGTCGCCGACCGTGAGCGTCGGAGACGGCTGCTGAGCGTCGGACGTGTGTTCAAAGCCTGTTGCCTGGATTGGCCACGGCCTGTACTCGTTGCCCTGCCAGAAAATCGATGTGGACTGCAGATGCGCATGAAAGCGCAGCATGTCGCCGCCGATCGCCGTGCAGTCGACCTCAAACAACTCGATCTTGTTGCCGGGTTCTAGCTGCTGTACGTCGCCTGTGATCGTCATAAGGCTGCTTTAAAACTTGATACAGGCGAGCAATGCGACGTTAGCCGGACGCAATTCGCCAGTGATACTGTTCGCATCGGTCCGTGAGTACGCTTGGCGGATATTCGTGGTGCCTTGGTTGTTCCACAGACCAGCCATGTTTTGGATAACGCTACCACCGGACGCGGGGCCGCCGTTTTGCGCGATTAAATCTCCATAAGCTGGAGTGCCACCGTTACCCCAAAAGTTATTACCGTCCCAGCCGATAGGGATCAAGTGAGAGTGCGGTGGCAGGTTTTGCGCCTGCGCGCTACCCAGCGCGCGCCCTGAATCCACGCCCTTAGAGTCGTCCCATGACCGAACGAACGTGCCGCGCAGATCAGGTAGGCCAAACGACGTTGACCCATCCCCCGCGCCATAGGATGTCCCAATTGCAGCAAATAGAGCGGCGTACGTGGTACGGGACACGAGCGCCCCATTGGCTTTCAGGAAACCCGCCGGAGCTGCACTCATGGCGAAATACATCACCGCGCCGGTGATCGCCGCGTTACCACTGTCCAGCGGTGTATTTCCGTTGAATGTCGGACGCGCTGCAAAAGCAGCCGCTCCCGTTACCGAAAGGCCACCGCTCAAAAAGGCTGTTCCCCACGTAGTCAGTGTTCCGTTGACCACTTCATTATCGGAATTGGTGCGGCCTCTCGTAACCACAGTCCACGCGTGAACGCCGTCCGTGTCCATCAAAGCGGCTTCGCCGGGGTTTAGCTTCGACAACGCAACGGTGTCCCCCGCTCCAACAGCGGCCGGAAGAGAAACGGCCGTCGTGCCGATGTTCCGCACAAGTACGACGCTGTCGGCCGAACCGGAGTTGGCTGGCGGCATATTCACCGCGCCCGCCGCCGCTAACGCAATATTCACCCGCTTCCCGATATGCGCGGCGGTCAACGCCGACGGCGCCGTGATGCCCGCCGCGCTCGTCAAAGTCGCCTGCGCGTTCAACACGTCGACGTTTGCATTCGTCTTCGTGTTTGCCACGCGCACGGTATCGCCGTCGACCGCAGCGGGAGGTGTGCCGAGGACGACTTTCTGAAGTGAGGTCATAGTGCTCAGGAAGCGGAGGTTGTGTCGAACGTCTGATCGAACGTTGCCGTGATCGTGTAGATGTCACCGTCTTTCGTCGGCTCCGTGTATTTCTGGCAGGTGAACAGCGCCTGCGGCCGCAGCAACGGCGTCCAGAAAAACGACTCTGCGCCGGCGCGCGCGTCGAGGAACGCCATGATTGCGGAAATCTTCGATGCGTCGCCGATGAACGTCAGGTTGTACGACGATGACCGGTTATTGAGGCCATCAGCGGCGCGCTGCCCGTATCCGTCACTGAACCGTGCTTCATTCACCAACAGCGTGGTGTCGCCCGACAAACCATTGACCGTCGGCACCCAAATGAAAGTCTGAGTTGCCATGGTTATACCGAGCTCCACTTTTGCTTCCAGGCATACCCGCCCTGACCCTTCATCTTGGCGGCGATACGAGCATCGACGAGATTCTTAAGCTGCCCCTGCAACCACTTCGCATCGTCAGCGTTCAGGCCACTACCGCTATCGCTAGTCTGTACTGAAAGGCTAATGCTCGAGCCACCGGACATTGATGAAGAGTTGGCTGCGACATTGGCGCCCACCAATCCGCCACTTGCGAATCGGGACATGCTTTGAACCGATGCGCCGCTATTCAGTGCGTTCAGCCCCACAACGCCGAGGCGCTTCATAGCCGCCGCATTCAGCACTCCCTCGCCATTCGAAAGCCACGCTGGAATAGAATCGGACGTAGACGTGCCCGGCCCACTAACAGCGCCGCCGCCAGCAAGATGGAAGCCGTAGCTATTTACGCCGGTCGTGGTCCCCGCTGCACTGGCACTGCCGCCGAAGTAATCGCCGAGCGCACTCGACGCGTAGCTAAAAAGACCTGAGATTGCCGCGCGCGCTTCCATGCGGGCAATATCCGAAATGACGCTTGTTGCAAGGCTGGTGAAGCTGATTTTCCCAGTCGTGACGAAAGTTGCGAACGCATCTTCCATGCCCCGAAAAGCGTCTTGAAACGTCGACGCTACCGACGCGGCCACATTCGATGCGCTGTCGGCATAGTCTGCAATCGCGCGCTTGGCGCCGGTCGTCCAGTCGGCGTTTGCGGCACGGATGTCTGCCGACGACTTCTGCGCGATCGCCACAGACTTGTCGTAATAATCCTGCGTCGCCGCAAACTCAGAGGCATACTGATCAGGGCCTATCTTTTTCTCAGTCTGCTGCTTGGCCAAGTCCGCAACCTTGCGGTCATAGTCCTGCCGGATCGCAATTTGCTTGTCGAAATCGGCCCTGTCGTTGCCACCCAAACTTAAACCCGCTAGCTGCGTGTCGGCTGCCGACTGCTGCGTTGCCAACTGCTGTTGCAGTGCATCCGTGTACACCTTTAGATCAGAAGCGCGCTTGGCGGCCAGCTTGGCGGAGTCATCGGTATATTGCGAATCGTTCGCGGTGATTTTTTCCTGCGTCGCTTTGACCTCAGCGGCGTATTTCTCCATCGCCGACTTCTGCTTCTTGCCGGTTGCAATCGTCACTTCCTGCTGCTCTATCGCAAGCTGATCCGAGAGCGCTTTCGCGCGCAGATCATGAGCCTGTGACAGTGCAGACTCCTGCGTGATCAAACCTTGATCTTGCAGGCTCTTAATGTGGTCAAGCGAGGTCTTGAGACCGTCCTCAATGGCCTTCTGCTGAGCGTCGAGTGCGGTCAACTGCGCATTCAGGGCATTCTGCGCCGCCGCCGAAGCAGCGCTAGCCGCTGCCTTCGAACCGTTACGGCTGTCATATTGCTTGTCGATCTCCGCCAGATTGTCGGCGTGCCGCTTTTCGGCGGCCAAAAAGTCGGCCGACGTTTTATCGACATCCTTCGTCGCCTTTGCGTAGTCGGCATTTTCCTTTTGGATCGCCAATGTGCGCTGCTGTAGCGGCGTCGCATATTGCGGGTTGTTGATGTACGAATTGACCGCAACCGCCGCGTCGCCGCCTGCTGCGCGCTTCGCCTGATCCGAGGCCGCCGTCTTCTGGGCGGTCTGCACTTTCTGAATAGCCGCAACCTGCGCATTCGCAGCGTCGAGTTGCGCCTGCGCTGATCCGGTATTGCCGAACGGCATAGATTTGGCTTGCGCAAGGTTTCGCTGAGCATCTGCTTGATCCTTCAGCGCGGTGGTCAACTTCTCAGCGTTGGTCGCGGCCATACCAATCTGGTTGAGCTGGTTAAGCTCCCACGTCGCGTCATCCTTCAGGAAATTCCAGAGCCGCTGCACGTAGCCCAAATTCTCATCAGCGCTCGCCTTGAAGCGCTGATGAGCCTCGTCCATCCCCATGAGTATGGATTTGTAGGCCGACGCGCTATCACCTGTGCGAACATAGTTTTCGATGACGTCAACCTGCGCCGCCGAAAACGTATGGTACTGAGCCTGCAAATCCTCGAGAGCCTTCTGCGGATCTTCAGAGAACTTGATCATGGCTTCGGCTGCCTTTTCAGCCGAAACACCAGTATCAGAAGCGAATTCTTCCGTTACTTTTGTGGCAAGACTCAACTGATCAGCAGCAATCTTTCCGCTCGCGACCAGCGCCGTCATGGATGCCTGCACAGCAACAATCGACTCGGAGTCGCCTGCGATACTGGACGACATTTGCGCCAGTTGATCGGTGGTCAAGCCGAGATAGCCATTCGTAACCTGGGCCGCGTGCCCGAGGTCATTGAGGGAAATTGCGCCCTTCGCTACCTCATAGACAAAACCCACTGCCGCAGCCGCGGCAAGGCTCAAACCGATGCCAGCCGGAGAGAGTAATTTGCCCATCAGGTCAATTTTTTCACCGAACACCTGAACCGATCCAGCCAGATTTTTCCAGTTGCCCTGCGATGCTTCATGGGCCATCACGAGCAGTTCGCGGCGCGCGCCCGCGGTCTTGATGCCCATGCCTTCGACAGCTTCGCCGTTGGCGGACGAAGCGCTCTCGACCGCCTTCAGTTGTGCGATGGACGCTGCAGCCGCTTGCGACACTCCTAGCTGGGCGGCCTTCATCTCGAGAAGATCGGAACGGGTCTTCCCGGCCGTGTCGGACGCACGCGTCAGCGAAGAAATAAAAGAGTTAATGGCGCTCGCACTCGCTTTGCTGCCATTGGCAGCCGCTTCAGCGATTGCCCGCTGGGCGACCACGACACGCTGCGCAGCCTGGTCCTGCGTCTGCATAAACGCAGAAGCGGATTTCCGAGCGGAGTCAAGCTCCGACCGGTATCCACTGGCGTCGGCTGTGACGCGGGTTACGCTTTCATTTGCCACGAGTGCTCGCTTTTATCTCAGAATCAATAGCATCGGCGACCGCTTGGGCTGCCGCCGTCTTCTTCGCCTCGTATGCCGGCCGCTTGAATGGTTTCGCCGCCATTCCGGATCTGCCGTATTCGACATATCGCAGGTAATACGCCGCCTTTAGCCAAGTCACGATGTACGAGGCAAGCTTTCCGGTAACCGATTTCTCGGCATCGTATGCAACCACTAAGGCTTTCTCACCAGCGCCGGTGTCACGCGGAATTCGCAGCTTTTCTTCGGCGAGAAAAATATTCGCACCCGCCAATGCGGCCTTTCTCAATGTAGATTCGCTGACTGCCGCGTCAAGCGCATCAATCTGCTCTGTGAGTGCACCAGGATTGGTAACTTGGAACGCTTTAACCATCGGTCGACCTACCGAAAAGTGCGGCACGAATCATCTTCGACTGTGCTTTTGCGTCCCCCAGCAAGATTGGCTCAGCGACCACTTCCAGCTCCGCAGTTTTTAGCCACGGCACAACATCCGCAGGCCCAAACGGTTTGCGCGCCTTTTTGGTATCGCGATGCACGTTGTACGTCGCTGCCGTGATCAGCCCGCATCGTAGATCGTCCATTTCGGCGGTAAGACCGTCGATGCCCGAAAAAGCCATCCATTCGACGAATTCGGCGCTGTCAATCTCGTTCTGACAGCGCCTCACCGACATTTTTAACTCGCGGGCGAGTCGGAACCAGAAGAGCCGCTCGGGGCGGCTTCGGAGTTTTTTTCCGCAGTCTCCACCGCTTTGGCGCCGAACCCATTCAAGCGCTCCGCTACATTGGCAACGCGAGTCACAACGGCAGCAGACTTGGTACGCAGCGCCTCCATGTCCGCGACCGTGAACAGAGGCGCTCCGTCTTCGCCAACAGCGGTGGCGACGAGCAAACTATTATGGAAATAGCTGATCGACTTGTCACTGGCAGACATCTGTCCTTGAAATGCGTCGCGCGCGGCGCCACTCATTACCGTGATCCGCACGGAGCCGCCCCACTCCGGCACATCCACATCTTCGGCCGTCAGGTCATTCGCCGAGAGAATCTGTTCGCGTGTCAGCATATGGTTACGCTCCGCCGCCGACCGGCACGTCCGTGACCGGACCGGTAATCGTCATTGCGATCGTGGTTGAAAGGATCGCATCGACGCCGCCCGAGAGCGGGAACGTCTTCACGAAAGCCGAGAAGGTGGACGACGTCCCATCGGGCAGCGTCAATTTGTAGGTCTTCTTCGAACTGGCTTTTTGCGATGCCTTCATCGCAAGTTGACCGGGGTCGGCCATATTGACGTTCACGTCGATCGAAAACGATCCTTCGTCGATCAAGCCCAAAAGCTTTTCCTTCGCGGTCGAGTCGAGATCGGTCGCGTCGAGTTCGGTCGCAGAACCGTCGAACCCGGTGAACGATTTGACGTTGGATACTTTCGTCCACACCGGAACCTCGTCCGTGCCGGTGTCGTTGATCGAGAAGGCGCTGCCTTGAGCGCTAATTGCGGAGCTGGTCATGGTTGTCCTCAGACGTTGAACCAGATTGAGACATCCAGGCGACTGCCGTAGAGCTTGGTGTCGGACTCATAGTCGGGCACTGGCGCGCCGATTGGTGTGCCGAGCACAGGCGCAGCAGTCATCGCCTGACGGATTTCCTGCATGATCGTTGCCGCCTCGGCGCGTGTGGTCGACCACACCGCGATCTGCATGCGGCAATTTTGGAGAGTGTCGGGCCCGTCAAGAGTGGTTTCATCGACACCGCCGACACCCTGATAGACGATGTACGGCTTGACCGCTCCGGCCGGCGCGACGTCCGGATAGACGCGGCCGTCGGCGAGAGCGGCGAGCGCTGCGTCGACGATCGATTCAGCACTAGCCATCGTTGCTGCCCTCGACGCACGCCAGATCCGTGTATTCACGCCCGGCATAGTCCGGCAACGGCTTCTGGACGTTGAAAATCGCTTCGTCGACCGGTTGCCCGCCGATGAACATCAGCAACACCACGCGCATGCTGTTGTCGAGGTCTGTGCGGAACCGGATGCGGATGCTCGCCGTGGCCTCGCCAACATCGCTATCAGCGAGCAGTGTTTCCTTGCCAGTGAGCATCTTGACGTTCGCCCATACCGTCGCGAGTGGCGCCCAGCGGGTCGGATCGTTGAGCGTGCCCGCGCCGACGCGCTGGTCGATGCGCACGCGGCGGTTGAGATCACCCGCGCGCATCAGACACCCGGCACGATTCGGTGCGGCCGCAGCAGCGTCCGCGCGTTGAACGGCAATTCGACGACGTGTCCGAGAGCGGAGTCCTCGCGATTCGAATACAGTTCGGCCGTTGTCTTGAGAATCGCCGCCTTAATCGCGCCGTTGACGACCATCGGATAGTCGCCAGCAATCCCCGCGGTCACAGCGATATTTAACGAATCCTGATCCTCGAACACCTGGCGATTCAGATAATCGACTGCCGACTGCGTTGCGCCGTCGAGAAGCGCCTGCACGATCTCATCCTCGACGCCGGCGTCCTGCCGGAGAAACCCGAGCGCCAGAGTGACATCAACGAGCGCCATGGATTACTTGGTCGCCTTGGTCGCCGCGACCGGCTTCTCCGAACCTTCCAACGCACCCATTTCCTTCGCTCCGGCCTCGAGCTCGGACGGGCATTCGTCGCCAGTGTCGAACTGCTTCGGGTAGATCTCGCCTTCCGGCACGCCGCGGAACGGCTTGATGAACTTCGGCATATCTGCCTCCAAAAAATGGGGCGCCACTTGGGCGCCCCTAAGCCACACGCTACGGAGATTCGTTGTCGCTTACGCGCTCACCGCGACCTTCATCGCGCGCATCGGTTCCGGGTTCAGCAAGCCACCGCCGACGCGCTTCGTCGTGTAGAACAGCACGTACGGCTTCGCCGTGTACGGATCACGCAGCACGCGCACACCGATGCGGTCGATGATCAGGTACGACTGCTGGAAGTCGCCGAACATGATCGGCGTCGAGTTGGCTGCCACATCCGGCATGTCGGGCATTTCGGTGACCGGGTAACCAGCGAGCGTTGCCGGCTGGCCTCCGACATACGAGGGCTGCCACAGATAATTGCCTTGGCCGTCCTTCAGCTTGCGCACGGAGCGCTGCGTATTACGGTTCATCGTGAACCGCGCGTTGCCGGTAAATGCGCTCGGCAAGTCGTAGATCAGGTCGATGATGCCGTCCGACGTGATGTCGGCCGCCGCACCGCTGTTCACGACTTCGATCGCGCCGAACGGATGCACCGCAGCGTTTGCGCCGCCGGCAATGTAGGTCAGGATGCCGGCGGGCTTCTTCGAACCATCGCCCGAGACGAACGCGAGGCCTTCCTGCTTGGCGAACTCGGTCTGCACTTCGCCTGCCAGCCAGGTTTCGAGGTCGATCTCGCTGTCGTCGAGAATGCCTTGGGTTGCCGCAGGATTGGCATAAATTTCGCCTTGGCCGAACGCGAGCGACGCGAACGACGCCGTGTTCGTCTGCGGTCGGTTGTCGGTTTCGCCGACCCAGCCACTCGACGTACCGCGCATGTTGAACAGCTTCGAGAAGCCTGCCTTCGATACCGACTGCACCTGGCAGATTTGGCGCATCGGCGAGACGAGAACGAGCTTGCTCGTGATGGTGCGGTCCCACTCGACCGGCGTAAGATAGCCGCCCTGCTCGTCAGCACCCTTGTTGAGCGATGCATTGATGTCGCCGCGCTTCACGTGGGCCTTGAACGCGTCGGTGTATTCCGGATCGCGCAATTGCTTGCTGCCCGCGCCCATCTGCGCGGCGGCCATCTTCACGTTGGTTTCGTCGATGGCCTTCTGAAGCGAGTCCAGATCACCGCTGATTTTCTCGACTTTGGCCGTGATGTCCGATGTCGGCAAACCAGCCTTGACCGCGTCGAGCTGCTTCGTGTGTTCGGTCTTGTACTCGGCGAATGCCTTCTGAAGGTTTTCGATGAGCGCCTTGACTTCCGGAGCACCGGAGTCCGCGCGCACCGCGACGATGCCACGCGGCACGAAACCGAGCGATGAGCCCAAAGTAGCCGCGATGGCGGCGATCAACAGATTTTTGCTCATGATTTAGCCTTGGATTGCGTTGATGAGGTTTTGCAGCGACGCTGTAACGTCTTCGCCAGCGCTCGGCATGGCAGGGTCTCCGACAGCGCTCGGCATGCCAGATAAAAGGGATTTGATTGCTTCACGGCGGGTGGAGCGGGAGTAGCCAGCCTTCGCCATCGACGCCTCGACAATGGCAAGTGTCTTCCGCGTGGCCGACGACGATGTTTGCGTCTTGCTGACTTCGGTGCTTTCGATCAGGCCGGTGGCAAAGCCTTCGTTCACAGCCTGATCGGCGCCGATCCACGTTTCCTTGTCCATCAGATTCGCGGCGTCGTCCTGGGTGATGCCCGCGCGCTTCGCGTAGAGATTCGCCATTGCGGAGTCAAATGGTTCGAGCGTCTGCGCTGCTTGCGCGAGATCGTGCCGGTTGCCAATCGCCACGGTCCACGCGTTGTGGATCATGAAGAACGAGCCTTCGCCCATCAGAATCTCGTCGCCGGCCATCGCGATCACCGACGCGGCCGACGCCGCAAGGCCGAGCACCTGCACAGTGACCTTGGCCTGATGCTGACGCAGCAGGTTGTAAATCGCAACGCCTTCGAAGAAATCGCCACCCGGCGAATTCACATTCACCGTGACCGCCTGATTCGCGCCAATGCTACGAAGCGCGGCTGAGATGCGGGTCGCCGTCACGCCGGTGCCTTCCCAGTTGTCTCCGATCGTGTCGTAGATCGAGATGGAAGGTGAACCGTCGTTCGCGGCGCGCACCTCAGGCTCCCAACGTTCCAGCGCATCCGGACGCATATCGAACTGCGCGGCGCCCAACCGGAAATCAGCGCGAATCTCAGGCAGTTGCAGGAGGCTCATCGCCGTTCCCCTTCGGTTTCTGTGTCATTGGGTTGCGCAGCGCGTCGGTCTGCGGATCATCGGACTTCGGCAGGTCGGACAGTTCGCGAACCTCGTTCTGCGACATCCAAGGCGCCTGACCGCCCGAGCCAAGCGCTTTCGAGAAGAACGACGCCTGATCGTTAAGCGTGCCGCGAAGCAGCGCGCCCTCGTTAAATTTGAATTGCTGCATGCCGAGCTGGTTGTCGGGAATGAAGCTGCGCGCGGCAGCTTGCTCCCACGACACAAACCAGTGCGCGAGACCATACTGGATGAAGAAAATCGCGAGCTGCTCAATGCCGCTGCCCCAGCTCGTGTCGTCCATCATCAGCAGCGGCCGCGGCACGCCGTACATGCGCGCAACCTCTTCAATCTGGTGGTTGCGGGTTTCGATCTGTTGCGCTGATACCGCAGTAATCGAGAACTGCTTTGCCGTGCCGCCTTCTTCGATGAGCATCCAGCTACCAGCGTTTTCCGCGCCCGAGTAGTTATCGGCGAGCGATTCCTTCATGCGTTTATAGGCATTGTCGGAAAGCTCTTTCGGGATCTCGATCGCACCGCCGGCCATCACGCCGGTGCGAAACGTGCGCGACGCCGCGCGCTCGGCCTGCTCGGCGAGTTCCAGCGCTTCGCGTGAAAGCTTGATCCGCGAAACTCCGTTCACGCCGTCGAGCGACAGGTCACGCAGGTGGAACACGTCGCGCGCGCCGAGCGTAATCTCGTCGCCGCCAGGTGTTCCGTATTGATATGAGATCTGCCACGTGCTGGTGAGTGTCGGTTTCACAGAGCCGCGATCCATAGGAATCAGCCGGATGGGTCGATTACCGGACCAGATCACGCGCGCAAAGGACTGGCCATCCAACAACGCGCGCAACTGCATGAGGCTCTTGAATTCGATTGGCGTTTGCCAATCGTTCGGCTTGTATTTGAGCAATCGGTGCGCAGGGTTATTGGTCTGCACCTGCTTTTTTTCGTCGCTGCTCTGGAGGTTCAGCGGCAACATGCCGATCGCTTCGGAAATCAGGGTGACGCAGCGCAGGACCGCCATGTTGCGCAGCGCTCGCATGCCACGCGGGTCGTTTCCGTCGATCTCTCCGCGGCGAATGTATTCGAGCAGGCGAGGATCGTCCAACCCGGTGAATGTGTCACCGCCAGAAGACAGTTCAGCCCGCGGACCGGGTGGTTGCGGCAGACGAGTTTGGGCCTCCGGCTGATGTCCTCGCCGGAAGAAATCGAACAAACTCATTCACACCTCAAAGGAATCGAATACCGCGCGACTCGTAGACAGACGGCCCTTGAGCCGGCGGATTCAGTGCCATCAGCGATACCGCGTCGAAAATTGCCATGAGCGGGTCGATCTTGCCCGTCCCACTGGCCTGTTTGGTGATGTTTACGGCGTTGCCAACCGGAACGACGCGCGCATTGCCAACGCACCAGGCCATCATGCGTTGACCGCCGTGAATCAGCGTGCCGTCTGGCTTGTCGCCACCATCTTCTGCGCGCCGACCACTTGAGGCAGCAACGCGCCGCTCGGTCGTCTTGATCGCGCCTGACAGTTTCCAACCCTGCGAGATACCGATTACCTTGTCTTCCGGCACCTTCGCTGCGCCGAGCGCGTCGAGCACGCCACCGATGCCAGCCGGGTCCGCGCCGACCTTGTCGAGCAGTCCAGCCTGGTGAATCGTGGCGACAATCTGCGCAACGTCCTCGACGTCGTCACCGATCTGATCGACAACAGTCAGATCACCCTCTTTCTCGAAGTCGCGAAGTGTGTCCGCAATCTCCTTGCGGCGCTCGAACACGGACGGATGCGCCCATGCATGTGTCCAGGCGAGCCAGTTGCGCGTGCCACGCTCGCGACCGACGACGGCCAGACCTAGCAAGTCGTCAAGGCCGCCGCCGTCAATTCCGACGTCGATAACCTCGCAGCGCTCGATCAATTGCTCGAGCGTCAGGCTCGGCACCAATGCGGCGGCTTCCCAAAATTCGGCACCAGCCCATCGATCGCTGCGCAGCGCGAGCCCGATTTCAACGTTAGCGTGCTTCGCGAGGAAGCCGCGAAACGACTCTTCGCCGCCCTCCCGCGCCTTGCGAAACTCGCGCTCGAGATACGCCTGGTCCACCGAATAGCCGAAATTCGGATTGACCATCGATAGATTTTCGACCTTCAGATGCTCTTTGCTCTTCACCATTTCTGGTGGGTGCTCGAAGATCACCGGCACGAAGCACGGATCGTGGATCTTGCCGTCGCGGACATCGCGCGCATACCGCAGCTTCTGCAAGAACACGCCCGCAGGCGGATCATTCGATTGCGTCGTCAGGTAAATCACGAAGCCTTCGGGCCGTGACGCCAGACCGCCAGTCGCTTCGCGCAACATGTCTTCAGCGTTAGGCTGCTTTCCGAACAGCCAAAGTTCATCAATCAGCGTGCCGACGCTCTTCTTGCCGCTCACGGTGTTCGCGTCGGCAGCGACGACCTTAAGCGCCGCGCCGGTTACCCGGTGCGTGATCGTCTTGATATGCGTCTGCACCTGGAAGAGCTCGTCGAGTTCTTCCTCGTGCTTCACCATGTCGCGACTCGGCGCGAAGCTGTTGTTCGCGACTTCGATCGTCGGCGCCAGAATTGCGTACTCGGCAGACTGGCGCCAGTTGAGGATCATCGCGGTCATCATGATCCCGGCAGCCAGCGTCGACTTGCTGTTTTTTTTCGGGATACACACGAACCACTCGGTGATCAACCGACGACCGCTGTCCGGGTCGTATGCGCCAAAGATCGACGCGACCAGATCGAACACCCAATCGGCGCACGACTCGCCGAACGTGGGGCTACCCGGCGCATCGACGATCTTCAGTTGCTTGAAAACTTTGAGAGCCTGCTCGGCTTGCTCCGGAAAGATGGGCGGCGGAATGATCGAGCGGCCGGCACGGAGTCGCTCGGGCCAATCCGGACATGCAGTCGACCATTCCATGCGCTATTTCCGGTTGTTGACGACGAGCTTCGGTGTCGGCAGCCCTGCAAACTTGCTCGCCGCCTTCTTCGCGGCTTCGCCCTTCGCATCCTTCTTGCCTGTTTCGCCGACCTTCGCATGCACGAACGGCAGCAGCGCCTTTGCCGCGTCGACACGCAGTTTTGGCTCGGTGCGACCGTCATTCATGGCGGCGATCAGGAAAGCCTTCGGGTCGCTAAAGCTCGTCATCGCATACGGATCGAAATCCGGCGGCGGAGATCGGTCGGCAGCAGGTTTTGCCGCCGGCGCGGGCTTCGATTCCCGTTGAATCCGGTTCGCTGCAAGATACAGAGCGACATCCGGGTCTTTAACAAGCCGCGATCCGGCCGCCGACGCCGTCGCGGCGCTGTAACCTGCGGCGATTGCCGCGTCTTTATTGGCTTTGCCGGCCAAAACAGCGTCGGCGAAAAGCCTTTTTTTCGCTGTTAAAGCCATTAACAAAATCCTCAAAAGGGAATTTTTTCTGCGCGTGCGGGAACGGTCGGTCTATGCAATTTTTACCTATAGACTTTCGATACCCCCACCGATTTGAACGAATTACATCGCCCTCTCGGCGCGTGCCTTCTCGCTGTCGTGATGCGGCTTGCAAAGGGTCTGCACGTTGGTTAAATCGAGCCTCAGCCGATCATTGCCTCGGTGCGGCACGATGTGGTCGCCGATGTTGCCGAGCGGCTCGGCAACGCCGCGAGCCGCACACGCAAGCACGACATCAGCAGGTGGCATGCCGAGCATGCCGAGATCGCGCAGGCAGTAAGCGCAGTGCGGATGCTCGGCGAGATGCCGACCCCGCAGCTTCTGCCAAGCATAGTCATAACCGCGAGCAGTGCTGCTGGTCTTGCCAGAACGCCAAGACGGCGCCTCCACAATTGCGACTCGGCTTGGCATCGTCTGCAAGCGAGTCGGCAACGTGCGAAGACGCGGCATGTCGTTGGTTAGGCGGCGACCGGATACAGCGCAGCAAGCGCCGCGTTCGTGCCGACCTGCACTTGCTCGACCGACAGCGATGCATCGATCGACTTCAGCGCGAGCGCGATCTGCACTGCGGTGTTCACGTTGTTGCCGGTCGTTGCCGGCGCTGTTGCGGCTGCGGGAGTGCTCATGTTCGATCCTGAGAATTGTTGCGCCAGTTCGGCGGAAATGGTGTATTGCCCTGCGATGCTTTCAGCCCTCAGCACGTCCGCCTTGAACACGGCTTCGATTGCCTCGGCGCGCGGCTCGATCCCACTGATATAGGCAGCGGCTTCGGTCTCAACGGCTGACGTCTCGCTCTTGAACCACGAGGCGATCTTCTGGATGATGGCTTTGAGGTTCATGGCTCAGAGGTAGAATCGTTGAGCCGGAAGGGTTGGCACAACAAAAAGGGGAATCGATATGCGTCATCTCGCGGCAGCATTCTTGCTGCTCGTCAGCATTACCGCGCACGCGGAACTTACCGGAACAGCCTACCTAAATAAGAGCCACGAAGACCCGGCGCTACAAGCGTATGTTGCGGGCTTGTCACAGGCCTTCGGCTGGGCGAACGTCTCGTTGCACAGAGCAAATAAGGAAATGTTGTTTTGCGTTCCGCCGGCTTTGGCACTCAACAACGAAAACGTCTATTCGATTCTTGATCGATATATCGCCGAAGACCCAACGAGTCGAGACTACCCGCTTGGCATGATTCTTCTTGAGGCGCTCAAGAAAGCGTTTCCGTGCAAATGAAAAAGCCCGCGAGGCTTTCACCTGGCGGGCTTATTTGATTCGTTTGGGCGCGACTCTGCCCTCAGGCGAGATTCTAGGACAGTCTCGAAAAGTTTACAAGCGGTTTATCAGGCCTTTCGCAAAGAGCGCTGGCCGCATCGTTGCCTTTGCCGACGCATAGTCAGCATCCTGCGTCGCAGGGCTGCGCGGGTTCTTGAACACCTGCGAGCCAGCAATGAAGTTGCGCATCGCCGTCATCACCGCAACTCGGTGTTGGACATTTAGCGTGAGTACAATCGGCTCGACCGCTTCGCCGGCGGTGGTCAGTAATTGATAGTCGACGACCTCCGATAGATCGTCATAGTCCATCCATTGATTGCTGATTCTGAAATCACGGCACGTCGAGTCCGCCCCGCTGTAGCCGGCAACAGGACGAAATCCCTCACTCCACTGGTACCAATTGACAAGCACCGCATCGATGTCGTCCATCGGGAGATCGTCGGCGTCAATGGCATCTATCGTCATATTGGTTTGCCTCTTTCCGTATTGTTCGCAACGGTTGCCGTGCGTATTGCCTACTGCGCAGATGGTTTGCATGGAGCCATGGATACATAGGTTCGTTCGTGCGGACAGCCTGAGCGGGTCGGCTGTTCTGTGGCGACCATCACGGCAAGCGGGTCTCCGTACGCGACGCGGGGACACGCGATCAAGTGCCCTGCTCCGGCTTGATCAATCCACCGGCGATCGCTTCGGCGACACGCAAACGGCAGACGGCCACCAAAGGCAGCTCGTCGCGGTACAGGTCGTGAAAATCGGGATTCATCTGCGCTTCGGCGATCCACATGCGCCGCGTGCCGCCGCCCTTGCTGCTGATCTCGTCGAGCGGATAAAGTGTGTAGCGCTGGCGGTATTGAATCGGCGCGGTAATAACCGGGTTCTGTGTCGGCTGGTAGAACTGGTGGCCAATCGTCTCGACGTCGATGCGGCAGTACTCCATGCCATTGGCCTTCACAACCTCCGCTCGGAATCCTTCGGCACGCGCTACCCAGCAATCAAGATTCGCTCCGCTCAGTTCGCTCACTCTCATGCAACTTCCCTCACATCCCATTCCCGATCGCCGCTTTCGATAAAAGCTCGCAGCGAATTCCGGTTATCTTCGAAATAGACGTGTGTGCGATAGATCCCGTCACCGATCCACGAGAGGTCACCGGGAATAAAGCCGCCACGGTGGTGCTCCGGAACCCACACGTCGGCCAAAATGCGCAGCGGGCCGGTGTCATGATCAAGGCGCGCGATCCGATAAACCATCGTCGAAATCTTCTTCGTTTTCCCGAACCGATGAAACAAGCCTCGACCGTTCTTGCGCTTGTAGAACCCAACACCGTCCGGGATTGGCACCAACAAATTCATTCAGCCTCCAGTAATTTCAGTCCCATCTTTCGCGCTCGCTGCGGCTCCCAGCGCGCCAGCGCATCGTCGAATGCCGCGCATTTTTCTTCCCACAACCCATCCGACCGATCCAGCCATTCGTGGCACTTCGCGCAACCCGGCACCGTGAACCAATGCTTCGCCTTCAATCCGGCCGCCTTGCCGTGCTTCGACTGGTTCGAATGACAGTCGACTACTGTCGGGTCTGCCCAATCTGTCCACGGACACGTCACATTCAAGTAGCAGGGCTCGCCTCGGCATGCCGCCAGATACTTGGAGCCCTCCGCGATCGTGACGCGCTTCCGCTTCGGCTTAATTGCACGCATGCGCACCAGCGTCTGCGTGTTACGGTCGAGCTGCTTCTTGAACACACCTGGATCGGGCCGCCTAAACCCGGTGCGCTTCATCGGCGCTGAACGCTTCACGCCGAAGCCCAATCGATACCGACGCAAGCGACTGCCGCGCGCGAGAGCACCGGAAAGTCACCAGTCAGACCGACCAAATGGGCGGCGTCGTAGACACGCAGACCCAGATCGCGGGCAAGGTTGTGCTCGATCGCTGCACCGGGCGACTGCGCCCAGCCTGGGAGCACCGCTACACCGTCGCAATCGACCAACTGCTTGATGTCAGCGCGCATGCAGTCGAGCCACTCGGCATTCGTATCAGCGTTGATCTCCGCTGGATTCACAATCTCGAACCCCAGCGCGCGCAGCCGCGCGGTCTCGGCATGGAACAGCGGAAAATTTAGTTCCGGATAGCCCGTCATCGGACCAGCGATGTAAAGCTTCATGCGGTCGCCCTCCCGGCGTTGACCATTGCATTGAAAGAGCGCACTACCAATGCATCGGCACGCGGCCACCAGTCATCCCACACTGGCGGAACGAAGTTCGGCAACGGTGGTGGCAACGGAGGTACAGCCAAAGGCCGATCATTTACGCCCAGGCTTGACCGGGAGACGACACGCTTTACATTCGAGCCGCCGGCGCGACTCGGTTCATAGCGTGCGATGAGCCACCCTCCATTCACCAACGCATTGACCGCCACCAAGGCGTTTTTGTAGGTGAAGCCCAGCCCTTCGGCGATCTGCGAGTGGTCGAGCACGCCGCACTGCTCGACCAATTTGCAAATTCGGATCTTCGTCGCATGCATCACGCGGCCTCCCTGAATGCGTGGCCGGAGTCAATCCGGCGATGCACTTCGGCGAGCGCGGCGATGATCGTGGACTTAGGGACGATCGCCATTTGCGAGTCATGCGTCTCGAGTGCCATCTTTACGTCGAGCAGCGCATCACCATCGAAACCCCAGCGCCCAATCTGTCGAGCGCGGTCACGCGTGCGCACGGCTCCGTCGAGTGCATCCTTGATGATCATGATTTCCAGAGCCGCGAAGCCCATCTCGGCGAGAACAAGTGCGATGTTCAACGCACAGACGACAGTCGACCAATGCTCTTCCGTGCCGCGTCCGCGAATCATCTCGTCGAGCGCAACGTGGTATGCAATGCCCAGGTCGGTTGTCTGGTTGATGTCCATCGGCGTTCGGCGCTCGATCACGTCGAGACCAGCAGTTCGGCTGACGACACGTGGTCGGTACGCTTTGCGGGGTTTCTGGCTGCGGCTCATCAGATTTCCTTGACGGTGATGTCGTACTTTTCCAGCATCTGCTTACGCTTCTGGATGTACGTCCGGTTTTTACGCGTGGCGATCGACTTGACGTCCTCGACCACCGGTTTGCCGGTTGCCGCGACCTCGTAAACGAAGTCGGCGACATACTTCGACGCGCGCTCCCATGTGCCGTCGTCGCGCTGGCGGCGCTCGGTCAGCACGAACGAAACTTGCAATCGAAGGTCACGGATTTCGCCGGCCGCCTGCAACTGGATCAGGTGAAACCAGCGCGAGCGCTCTTTCTGGCTGTCAAACTTGATGCCGTTGTGCTCGCACTTCGTGTTCCGGTATTTCGCTGGTTTCTTCGCGGTGGCCGTCGCCGCATGCGGCTCGATAGCAAACGGGTCGTAGCCGTCAGCGATCTCGTCAAACTCGCTGTTTGGCTGCGCGCCGAATTTGCGAACCAACGCGCGATGATTCGAGTCGCGACCGACGCTGATGTCTTCGCGGATGCGAGCAGTGCCGACGATCGTCGCACCTGTTCGGACTACCATCGGCCAGGGTGCACGCTTGGTCACGCTGCCTCCGCTTGCGCCTTCTCGCGCGGAATATCGTTGAAGTAGGCGTACAGAGCCTCGTAGCGCTCTTCGCTCTCGCGGCCGACCGTGCGCAACAGGTCTTCCATCCATTCGCCTGGGCCTGCTGCGCGGCAGACCTTTGCCTTGAACTGCTCGAAGAATTGGAACTTCGCACGGTCGATACCGAGTCGCGCGCCGCGAGCCACATAGCCGCTCTCCGTCTTCCACCAGTCGGCCGGAGCACCAGCCTGCCCACCAGCCGATTGCGTTGCCGCCTTCACAGGGAACAGCCCCGTCCACCCGCGCAGCACGGCTTCATCAACGGTGACTTCGGGGCTTTGGCCAGCGGCAGCGAGCAATTCAAGCTTCTTGATCGACACGCGTGCCGCCGGTCGCGTCCAAGGCGCGTCTTTGCTTTTTGCCTCGCGGTGTTCGCACCATGCATCCCAGACGGCGAACGGGATGGCCGCAGGCAGTTCGATGTTCAGAAGTTCGGCATGCAACGCAACTCGCGGCGCACGCCGCGCAGGTTGACGGTTCAATGACGGTTCCTTTGATGGTTCTTTACGGTTAGGCGGCACCTGGTGCGGGGGTGTGCCGCATTTGCTGCGGAGGTCAGACGCATCTGCTGCGGGGGTGGGTGCATCTCCTGCGCCGGTGCATTCGGTGCGGGGGTGCATTTCCTGCGGGGGTGAATATGCTGCGGGGGTCAACAGATAGCTGGTGTGGCGACCGTTCGTCCGGTTCGCAGTGACGATCTTCGCCGATTCGAGCCACTTGATTGCGTTCTGGACCGCGCGTTCAGATGCGCAGATACGCTTCCCGATCGTTGCGATGGACGGCCAGCAAACGCCCTGGTCGTTTGCATTGTCGGCGAGCGAAATCAACACAGCCTTTTGCGCCAGCGACATACCTTGAAGCGGCCAGCACGCCGACATGATCATCGTGCTCACGCGGCCACCTCAACCGGCAAGCCAACTATGTCGTTGCTCTGGCCTGTCGCAACGCACTTGCGAGAGCCGCGCACGATAAGACGCTCCGCCTTCAGAAGCGAATTCACACGGCCGCAGACGCTGCCGAGACGCATGTTCGTGCGGTCTGCAATGTCCTGCCGCGTCAACGCCGTTTCCGGCAGCGCGAACAGGTCCATGATGACTTGCTTCTGGGTGCGCTTGGTGTCTTCGTCGAGCGCGTCGTGAGCAGCCAATTGAGAGAGCTTGGAACGCATTAGGACACCTTCCGCAGTTGGTCGTATTGAACGGCTTCCCCGGTTGCCGTGAGCGCAGACTCAACGACGCGCAGCGAGCGCTGCTTTACTCGAATGTCCTCGACCAGGCTACTGCGCAGGCGCGGAAGCTCACCCGGATCGACTCCATCCAGTAGGTCAGCGGCATCTGACTCGGTGCGGTGGTTGGCGCGCATGATCGTTTGCACGAGCTCGTGTGCATTGATCTCAGCGTCGGCGTCGTGGTGGCGCGCGCGGGCCGCGCAATCGATCTGCGCCAACACCTCGTTGAGCAGATCGACCCGGCGCTCGAGCGGCAACGCGGCAAGAATCGAGTTTTCGAAATTTGCCGGCATCAGGTTATTGTCTTTCGACTCGTCGTCGAGCCAACGCCAGATGCGATCAGCGTGGTTCTTCTGCGTCGTGTAGATGTCCGCGCCCTTGTCAAACACGATCACGCCCGACAGGTGGCCGCCGATACGCTCATGCGCCGCGACGATTTCCGCAGCAGCCGTCTCGCGGCTCCAAGCTTGCGACTTGCGCCATGCTGCGACGTGGTCGCGGATGATGTGGATTCGGGACTTGTGCGAACTGTCTCGCATGATCTGTCACTCGTTAGTGGCTAAAGTGCCAATGTGCGATAAGGACTACTAAAGCTACGCACGTGACACAGGGAGAAAAAAATGAAAACGCTACGGGAATCTTTCACTGGCGCCGCACCCGATGGACATGCGGCAGTTACTTCCTTGCTTCTGTTGGTTGCGCTGCAACCACTTTCAGCGCCTCAAACTGCTTTACCAGTTCCGCCCGCGCCTTCTCGTACTCTTCGGGGTAGCGCGCGTCGCGCACGGCGATCGCGCAAAGTGCCTCGCGAATCTGTTTCTGTTCAGTTGCGGTAAGCGCCATGTCATGCGGCCTTGGAAAAACCGTTACTGGCGCTGACAGCGAAGACGTCAGGCCGTCGCAGTCGGATGCTTGCGGGGATGCCGCGAACTTTCCAGTTGTGGACGCGCTGGGTACCACCCCTCTGAAAACCGAGGAGCTTCGCGACGCGCGCTGGGCCGCCGAGGCGCTCAATCAGGGCCCGGTCGGAATCGAGGGAGAAGGTAGCGGTGTTCATGAGACATCATTAAACACCATGTTTAGTTTTATCGCAAGCAGTTTAAACACGTCGTTGAACAACAAAACGTTTACTTCGGCGACTATTGCGCGCATGCACGCGACAATGGAACGGTTGTACGAAGCCGCCCGCCTCCTTCATCAAATAGAGGGGCCGGCGCAACTCGCCAAATTTTTGAACATCTCTGAACAATTGGTTAATAACTGGCAACGCCGCGGCATCTCGAAAGGCGGAATGCTGGACGCACAAAAGAAAATCGGTTGCAGTGCCACTTGGCTCGAGACCGGCGTTCCACCAATGATGGCCGCCAGCTCACCGCACGCAAGACACGACGCCGGAGCGGCTGATTCGTTGAAGATCGACCGAAAGAAAGGCGTAATCAAAACGCAATCCGACACGGACCGCGATACACTGCCTGCCGGGGAAACATCCGTACATCGGCTTCGCCGCGCCTTGAGTGATAAGCAGGTGTCACCGACGGAGTTGGCGTCCGTAGCAGCCGTAGGCGTCGAGACAGCCGCGCACTGGCTGGGTGGAATTGGCCCCGATATTTCGATGGTTCAAGCCGTCGCGATACAGAATACCTATGGCGTGAACTCGGTTTGGTTGCTCAAGGGCAAGGGAGAGCCCGGCGTGGCCGTACGATACGCGGATGCGTTCGACCCGATCACGGATCTTAAATGGCGCGGCGCGCCCGTCGTGGGGTTTGCTCAGTTGGGCGATAACGGACATTTTGTCGACATCGAATACCCGGTTGGCTACGGAGACGGATTTGTGGCTTCGCCGACCGAGGATAAAGATGCGTACGCACTTCGTTGCGTCGGGGACTCGATGCGTCCCCGAATCAAGGACAGAGAATTCGTCGTCGTGGAGCCGAACCACGTGATCGAGCCTGGCGACGAGGTATTGGTCAAGTCAAAAGACGGCCGGGTCATGGTGAAGGAGTTTCTGTACGAGCGCGCGGGTCGCGTCCACCTGATCTCGGTTAATGAATCGCATGCACCTATTGCGATCGACAAAGACAATATCGAAAAGATGCATTACGTAGGATGGATCGCGAAGCCGTCTGCCTGGCGTCCGGGCTGAACGACACGGTTGCAGCTTAAAAATAAAATCCGGGGGTAGCAATGTTTTTTGTTGTGGGGTGGCTCGTCATCATGCTCATTACGGCTTTGGTAGCCAATTCTAAAAACCGAAGCCCTCTCGCATGGGCATTGCTCGCGATCCCCTTGGGGTTAATCGCGACCGTCGTTCTCGCCTGCAGTTCGAAGCTGCCCGCCGGCGAACAAACAACCATGCCTACCCCGGCGAACTCGATTAAAACCTGCCCGCGTTGCGCCGAGACGGTGAAGGCGGCTGCTCAGGTCTGCCGGTTCTGCCAACATGAATTCTCCGCCCCATCCGCGATGGCCGCGACAAATCTCCCGTGGACCCTTCAAGAGGATTGGGGCGATGGGTTTGGCATCTATGGCTATAAGGGCCAACGGCTCGCCTATAACAAGTCAGGCGTCAAGTGGCAGACCCGTACATTTGATAGTCCGAAGGTTGCAGTAGCGTCCATTGATGCATATCTGCAGAATTAGCATGACCGAGTTTGCGACGATCGACGGTCTCCGAAGGCGTTGATTTGTCGCAGCGGCTTTGAATCGTCCCTGCAAGCCCCATATGATCAATGGACAGGTGATCCAAATTGAGGAAGTGCTGGAGCGCACCACACAGGGCGTTACAGAACCATTCCTCTGTCGCGGCACCAATGGCGTGCTGTATTACGTCAAGGGCCACGGTGCTGGGCGCAAAAGTTTGGTTGCGGAATGGATAAGCGGCTGCATGGCGCAAACATTCGGGATCCCGATCGCGCCGTTTTTCGTCGCTGAAGTGGATCCGGCGATCATTGAGTACGGGCCGCCGCACTATCGCGACCTAGGAAGCGGCTATGTTTTTGCGTCTCAAAGAATTGAGAACGTTATGGAGCTAGCGCGATCGAACATAAAAGATATACCGATGCAACTCCAGTCGGACGTTATTGTTTTTGACTATTGGGTACGCAATCAAGACCGCATCCTGACTGATATGGGCGGCAACCCGAACCTGCTGTGGAATCCGGCCACAAAAGACCTACTGGTTATCGATCATAACCAAGCGTTCGACCCAGATTTTGATTGCGACATCTTTTTTGAAGGTCACGCTTTTTCTCACGCGTGGGATATTGTGTTCGAGGATTTGTTCGAAAGGCAGCGTTACGAGGACCGAATGCGGCGCGCCCTCGGGCAGTTTGAGGACGCCTGCGATAGAATGCCAGACTCGTGGCTCTGGCTGGCCGACGATCTGCCTCTCAAGTTTACCTTTGAGGACGCGCGATCGGTCTTGGCTGAGAGCATTCCCCATTTTTGGAGACGCCGATGAAACATGCTTGCCGATATTCCATCGTGCGCTTCATGCCTTACCCTGAGACGGGCGAGTTCGCGAACGTTGGGATAGTCGTTTTGTCCCCTACCGCCAAGTATTTCGGCTATCGCATGATGGAACGCGTTGCGCGAATAACGGCGTTTTTTGATGAACTCGACGCCAACATATTTCGGAAGGCACGGAAGACGTACGCCGACGAACTGCTCCGCATCGGGCAGTCGATCGAACATGCGTTTGCCGAGTCGTCTCATGGTCCGACGCTTAGCTTTGCAAATTTCGCATTTGGGGAGCTGGTCAAGCCACGCGAAGGTCTCATTTACGCTGACACGGATCGCGTCGTTATGGCCAATGACCCGAGCGAAAAGCTTGTCGAGCTCTTCGATCACTATGTGGGTCGGGCATTTGCGACTAAAGCTTACCAAGAGCGGAGCGTAGAAAAGCGGGTGCACAAGATCTTGCGCGCTGCAGATCTTACCGGGCTATACCAAGAGCACACCCTCGGAGGCTCGGACGCGTACAAGGCGCGCCTGCCCTTCGTTCGCCTAGACCATAACGGTCGCGCGGTTAGGGCCATAAAGCCTTTGTTTTTAGGGCACGATGATCCAAGCCGTCTGTATGACCATGGTTGGGATTGGCTTGGCAAGGTCAAAAAATTGAGGCGCGACAAGACGTTGGTTGGGGATGTGATGTTTGCCGTACAGCCGCCGAATGAAAATTTCGGACCTCGTGCGTCCGCTTTCTCAGAAGTTACTCAGCAACTGCGGGAAGAGGACATCGTTGTCGTGCCGGAAATCGAAGACAGCAAGATCCTTGACTTTGCTACGCGCTGATTAGCAATAACCAGCAAGCCCCGCCTCTGCGGGGCTTTTTTTTCGTCTAAGCAACTCTCACTCGGCCGGCTCAAACGGGGATTGGCTCCCGAACTTCGTTCATTGCCCCCCAAGGTAGCCGCTCGCCCCCTCGATCGCCCCGACGGCCCACCGTATCTGCCAAGATTCGGCGCGAGCACCAGTGCAGAACTAAACATTTTGTTTGACTAGGTTATAAACATAGTGTTTAATTCGTTCATGCACTTACCGCCCTGCCGGGAGAACTTGAATGGGAACACTGCCCGCACCGACGCCGCGCCTCACTGAAGCAACGCGGACGACCAACGAGATCGACTACTTCGCGAACGGTGGCATGTCCGACGCGGAACTCGAACAGTATGCGCGCCGCACCACCAAGCGTCCGCTGCTCTGCTTCGCGATCCTCGCGACCGTACCATTCATCGTTGAAGGTATTTGCCGCCTGCTGGGTGCCTGGTAATGAGCGTGTTCGCTAAGTACGCGAAAGCTTGGGCAATCGCCCTTCTCGTTCTCGCCGTCTATTGCGCCCTCACAACGGCGATCGATGACCGCGAGGCCCGTATCGAACGCTGCAGCGTGGTTCGCTGCTCCTGATCCCGTAAAGACTCACCAATGGAATCAAAAATCGCAATCTGTCTAGCAGTCCTTTTGTTCTGTATTGCCATTGTGGCCTGGCGAGCAGGGCAGGCGGCAAAAAGGGCAGATGCATCAGATCCATATTTGCCGCGTCTGCCGACCGAGTTCGAACACGAATGCGATGCGCACTGCTTTCCGCGCATTGGCGACTAACCCGCAGTTTCTTCACAGCACGGAGTCAACAAATGAAGAAGGTCTTCACTCAAACCTTAATGGGACTGCGCGGCGGCACTGTCGTCAAGGTGGTCACACATGAATTGGACACGCTCGCTGCGATGGCGCGCGACACGGCGACGAAGATTTTGCTTGGATCGCGTAGGTAAGCGACGAACGGATCCCATCGTTCATGCTTTTGGCTGCAAAGCCATCCCTAGGCAGATCCTAATACTAAAGATGCGTGCGAAGCTTGTTTGTGAACTGCTCGGGGGCAACGGCATTCACGCAAGTCTGGAGCCTGATCGAGACTTGCTGACATTCAGTACGGTACGTGGCAAAGACCGCTCGGTGCCGCAGAACAAACGCATCACCCTTAATGTCGCGATCACGTTCGAAAATGAGCGCTGCTTTTATCGCAATACGTCGGAGATGAAGCACAGTCTCCATTTCGCCGAGCGCAACTACTGTGACGACAGGAAACTTCGAAAGCATATCTGCCACGTTGCGAAATTCCATCGCCGCATCGGGATAGATCGTTTGCTCGACATAGTTGGACTTCTCAAAGTTTGCGAGAACGCACATTTGCGCGAGCTCAGCCGCCAGGTGTTGAAGTGCCAAAAGATCTTTTCCATGAGAGATCTGCTCCAAGGCCGCGTTCTCGTGTTTGCCGGTAGCGATTTGGTATCGAGCCACCAAAAACGCACCGATTACAGCAGCAACGGTCCCGATCGCCTGCGCCCACGACGCCCAATCGGATTTGGTTAGATCCCACAGGTTTTGCACGACGACGATGCCGCCAATCGTCAGCATAGCGACAGCGTAACTCCATAGCCACTTTTGCATATTCACCCCGTTTTCTTGATCCTAGCATGCGACATCTATCGCTCAATACGGAACCAGCATTACTCGCAGTCACAGCGACCGTTACTGCTGCGTGCCTGTCCATCGTCGCAGGCTGGCAGCGCGGAGGCTGGGCAACTGAGCGCGCGCTGTGGATCGCCGTCGGCGTCGTGCTGGTGGTTGCCGCTCACCTGCTCCCTGCCCTGTGCCGCTCGCATGGCTGGCGTCTTCGGATTCTCGGTGTCGCGCTCTGGATCGGTTGCATGGCGGCTACCTGCTACGGCCACGCGGTGTTTTTCGTCATGGCTCAAAAGCATGCGGGCGAGATCCGCGCTGCGGCCGTGCCAGTGGTCGAGGCCACCGGCCGGAATCTGGCTGAGATCGCCAACGACCGCGCCGGTGTCGTGGCGCGACTGGCCCGCGTGACCGAGCGGCAATGTCGTGACCGCTGCGCAACCGTGCGGATTGAGCGCGTGTCGCTGACTGCTCGCCTTGATGCATTGAGCGTCGAAGCGGCGGAAGCGCAGCGTGCAGAGGCCGCGCAAGACCAAGCCGCGACCGCGCGCGCCGCGGCGATGGCTGACCCGGTAACGGGTGCGCTGACCGCGTTCGGTCTCCCGGCCGCGCATGCCGATCTGGCCGCGGGACTCGCGTTCGCCGCCGTGCTTGAGGGTGTCGCCTGCTTCGCCTGGCTGCTGGCGCTGAGCCCCGCTGTCGTGACTGAAACCGCGTCGACGCCCGTCCAGCAAGGCAGTAACGCGCAGTCAGTCACGCCAGTAACGGAAGCGAGTAACGCAGTCGCAGCGCCTGAGAACGGCGATACCGAGTCACAAGACGACGTTACCCGCGTGCTGGCAGCGATCGCCGCCGACGTACTGCGGCCGACCGTGAACGAGATTCGGAAATTTCTCGGCTGCTCCCAGACCCGCGCCGCGTCAGTGCGCAAGCAATTGGCCATAGCCAAGGAGCAGCTATGAATCGGCTATTTGAAATCGTTGCTCAGCAAGCCAATGCGGCTACCGTTGCCGATCCCGACTGCTGCACCAAGTTTGGCGACAGCCTTCGCGTAAATCTGGTCTTGGTTTCTGTAGAAGGTGGCAAGCGTGCCGCCGTTCAGACGGCCGGTCGCATCTCCAAAATGATCTTCGAGAGCCTCGTGCGAAATGCAATATTTCTGAACGACGTCGTCGATCGTCAGGGAAAAACGAACGCCGTCGTCTGCGGCTTGGGGTTCAGTTCCAGGCGTGGGGAAGTGGGTCATTTCCTATCTCCGTTTTGCTTCGACGGAATCCTAGCATGAGCGCCGCCTACTACAACGAGATCGACCCGTACTGCGCGCAATGGCTGCGCAACCTGATAGCCGCCGGTCACATTGCCGACGGCGTCGTAGACGAAAGGAGCATTGAGGATGTTCGACCAGACGACCTTCGTGGATTCACCCAGTGTCATTTCTTCGCCGGAATCGGTGGATGGCCGCTCGCGCTTCGACGTGCTCGATGGCCCGATGATCGATCTGTTTGGTCTGGTTCCGCACCGTGCCAACCTTTCTCCCAGGCAGGCGAAGGACTTGGGTTTGCTGACGAGCGGCACCTATGGCCGGCATTCTATTGGCTCATCGCCCAGTGCAGCCCTTCAGAGGTTGTTGGAGAGCAAGTTGCGAGCAAGGATGTCGACGACTGGATCGACCTTGTTCAATCTGACTTGGAAGCCTTGGGTTACGCCTTCGGAAGTGTCCCGTTTCCGTCTTCGGGCGTCGGTGCGCCGCACATCCGAGACAGAAACTACTGGATGGCCCACGCCAACAACTCGCGATCACAAAGACGGCGCCGAGTGCGCGAACGTGCCATTGAATGCGCTACTGGGTCGCGTGGCGTGGCAGGCATCGTGGCCGACTCCCACATCGGCTCTGGCCCACAAGGGCGTGCGCTCAACGGAGGGCGGTATTCGGGAGGCGATGCGATCGCACGGCCCGGATTTGGCGGCAATGGCTTGCTTGGCGAGCTGGGGCACTCCAACAGCAAAAACCTTCGAGGGGAATCCGGAGGCGGCGATTGCTCGAAAGGTGAAATTGGGGATCGGCAATCGGGCGACTCAACTGGGGCATCAGATCGACTACGTGAAGAACTCGCCGGCCCGACTAACGGCTTCTGGCGAGATGCTGATTGGCTCTTCTGCCGGGACGAGAAGTGGCGGCCAGTTGAGCCCGGAACATTCCCGCTGGCTGATGGGCTACCCAAAGGAATGGGCAAGCTCAGCACCGAACAGCGCCGACTGGCAGAACTGGCAGGGCTTGATTCTGCAAGCCTCAAGCGCGCCAAAGCCTACCGAGTTGGAACCCTTCGAGGTTATGGAAACGCAATCAACGTAGAAGCGGCAGCGGAATTCATCCGCGCGGCCGACGAAGCCCTAACCCAATCCTGAGAGAGACGACATGAGCGATACCCGAGAAGCATTCAGGCTTGTTTGCGCAGACATCGGCGCAGTATCGGCCCTGCTTGGATTCGATGAATACCCCGGCGTCGACGAGCTGCTGCGTGCGATAACTAACCTAATCATCCGCGAAACCGGGACTGTGGCGCTGACAGATGAACAGATCGATGCTGTATGGGAGAACACCGACTCGCGAGGAGCGACGTTACGCGAAACACGGATCCGATTTGCGCGGAATTTGCTTGCCGCCGCGCCTGCATACCCCGCCGACGATAGCCAGGCGGCAAGCGACCGGCGCGACGAGATCGAGTACGCGATTCAGGTGCTACGTCAGGTCGAGGCGGGAGACGGTACGTTTGTCGGCCAGTGCACCGAAGCTATCAGCGGCTTGGAAAGTCTGCTCGCCGCTCCCTTTCCGCGCGCCAGCGATGCAGCGCAAGACTTGACGCGCGAATTGCTCGAAACGCTGCAACTGATGGTGAAGCACTTCACCAAGACGCCGTCCACGTTGGCCGATTCACAGGCGCGCGGTAAAGCCCACGAGGTCATCGCGAAGGCATACGCTTCTATCGGCTATAGCACCGCCCAGCCATTCGCCGACGATACCGGGGCGACGCTGACTGCGCTCGATGCCTATATGGTCTGGCCGGATGACGACGGTGAGCAGTTTTTCCATTCTATCGACGATGCCGTAGAAAGCGAGGTCGATAGCGCGTGGCCGGTTGATGTCGAGCCGCCTGCCAACGACGAACTTGAATTGAAATTGCAGTTGGCCAAGCGAATTCAGACCGCGACGGTTCGGATCTTCAACATCACCGAGAACGGTCACGAGTGGGAGATTGTTCCAGCCACCGATACCGGCGTGGTTAAGACGGGAGAGGCGACGTGAAATCAGTCCTCGTTCAGCCATGCCTCGAGGTCAGGATTGAACCGGTGACCCTCGGCCCTCATTTGCAGAAACTCAGCCTTGTCGGCTGCTTCCTGCTCTTCAAAGGACAGCAGGCCTCGCGTCTTTCGAATGGCCGCCGATCGTTGCAGTGCGCTCTGAAGATCAGTGGCGATAGCCGCGACCTGGACGGCCTCCAGATAACCGACTTGGTCGGCGAGGTCTTTGCTGAAAAATTTGTTCATGCCTTCGGTATCGGCGCGAAGCGAAAAAACTTGAGGCTCGCATGACCAACACCAAACACCCAAGGCCACTAGACGCGCGCTTCAGGCGCAGGCTGCGGCGGAGCATCCGCCGGCGCGATTTTTATTGGACGCCGTCCTCCGAATACTTCCGCAGCACCATCGAGCATAGCGAGTTGCTTCTCTTCGATCATTCCGTGCGCCATCGGAGCGTATGCCCCTTTCTTGAGCTGGACGCGGTCGAACGCAAAGCGCCGCTCCTTAGCCAAAGCAACGAGCAGGTTAATGAAAAGCTCTTCTCTGCTTCCATAGAACGCTGCTTTCGACGCCTCTTGCTTAGGCTCTTCCGTCGACAGATGATCGAGATACTCTTTCCACGCGTCCAATACGGCCTGTTCCACCTTATTGCGGAGCGAGCGCCCGACCACAACCCGCCCGTAGTAGGTAAGGTCAATCATATTCAGAGCACCAACATGTTCGCGCGACAGTCGTGCGCCGCGAGTGGCCATCAGCGTACGGAAAAGCCCTTGCTTCCGGTTTTCCGTGTCCTTACTGAGCTCAATCCATTTTTGCGCCTGGACGGCGAAAATCGGCCCAGCGAAAGTCGCAAACGCTATTACCCATTCCCCGGTGGTCATTATCGGTGCCCCTCGATATTAGAGTCGTAAGTATGACCGAAGCAGCACACGAATGATTGAAACCACGCACAAACACTGGGGTGTGACATGGACATCGCGAAAGGCAAGCGAGTGAGCGCGACCGAGGCCGCCCGGATTCTAGGGGTTCCTCGATATGCGATCAGCCGGATCGACCGAGCCGGCGAGATCATCCAGCGTTATAAGCTCGGTCATAAAACGCACGTCTACGAACTCGAATCGCTTTATAAATTCCTCGCATCATGCCAATCGAAACCATTACAAAGGCCGGTCGTCGGCGCTTCCGCTGGACGTTCGAACGCGTCATCGAGGATGAACGCGTACGCAAAACCAAGCTCATCCCTGCGGGAGTTTCTGCGCGGGAAGCTGACGAGCTAGGCCGAAAGTGGGACGCTGAGACCTACGCGATTGCGACCGGAGCTAAGAAGCCGGTTGTAACGATCGGGGAGTGCGTTCGCATCCACGTGAACGACAAGAGCAATGGGTGGAAGGATAGAAAGACGCGCATCCAGGTTCTGGACAAATACTCGCCGGAGTACGAGGACCAGGACGCGCTCGATCTTTACGAATGGTCCGTGCAATTTGCAGGCTATATGCGAGCGGCCATCGATCGGCATGGCATTCCGAAAAAGCCCATGTCGAGCGGGACGATCCACAACACACTCGGGTATCTTCGCGCCGCGATCAAATACGCGCACAAGATCGGGAAAATAGAGCACGACGAGACAGCGAAAATGGTGATCCCGAAACCGAGTGACGAGCGCCACGTGTACAAAGGACGTCGGGAGATGCTACAGGTCGCGAAGGGTTGCGCGAATCGCGAAACGCGAGCGGCCATCCGGGTAGCCTTTTACTCAGGGATGCGTCTCAGCGAGATTCTAAGAGCCGTTCCTTCGCGAGACGGTTACTCGCTGGGCACCTCAAAGAACGGCCGACCGCGCATCGTGCCGATCCATCCGAGGGTTGCCGTCATAGCGCGCCGCGTGAAGTTCACCATCAAGGCGCAGAAGCTAAAGGACGAATGGAACAAGGCGCGCGCGCGAGCTGGGTATCCTGAATTGCGATTCCACGACCTACGCCACAGCGCCGCATCGGAGATGATTAATGCAGGCATCGACCTATACACCGTCGGCGGTGTGTTGGGTCACAAGACGCCAACGTCGACGAAGCGCTATGCGCACCTGGTAACAGAACGTCTGGCTGACGCCGTAGCGAAAATTGGCAACCGACGATAG